CCCCACCAGCCTCTCGGCCCCTAGAAAGACTAACCTAGGGTGTTGATATCTGAACTAACGTTCAGGCCAGTACGTATATACGTCGCCGGGTAAAACCGGATGATCCTCGTACTGCGAAGTGGTCAGGTGGTTCGGTCAAATTAGACTCGGAGACCTCGTAAATCCAGTAGTATGGAAGAACGCTATCTCCGGGAATGATGCCCAAAACCCGTAAACTCCGAAGTACGAAAGTGTCAAAGGTGTACCCGCTCCAACCTAAGTGTCGTTTATATGGATTGCGTGGATGGTGTTCAGTCACAAAGTGACCGTCACCGTAGCCATCAGGTCCATAAATTCGAGTATTAGGCGGCACAAGACTTATTAGATAGTCGAGCAATCCCTCATGGAGGTAATGCTCGTGCGATCTAAAAAAGAAATTGTGCAACCGCATAATGTGAAAAGTTGATAATGGCTTTTCAATATATACGGGACGTATATTCACCCCTAAGAAGTAGTCCGCTCCGCAACTTTCGCGGAAAGGACCATTAGAGAACGATTTATCGGTGTTTATAGAAAAGCCAATGACATCAAAAATGTCAATTAACTTATCATAAGCTTCTACGGGAATAATAATATCATCCCCATAGACCGATATCGGACCCTTAATGTTAAAGTGCGAGCACACAGCCGAACTAATTGCATGAAAGATCAAACTTTCAAGTTCAAATGTGTATCCGTTACCCATGCTTGAGAATTTTTCAAGACAAATCTTCTCACCCTTGTACTTCAAACTCGATGACCTATATAGGTCAAGGAATTCGAACCACTCGGGCGGAAGTAGGTCACGGACGAGCTCGATAGAGATCGTATCACTCGCACTCGCTAAATCGACCGTTGCAAGCATGTTATTAAGAGATCCCTCTCGGGCAAGCCGCTGATTATGCGACTGGTCAAAAAGGTTTACTCCTACATCAAGTAATTTCTGCTTGATAAACATACCTATGCCTCGTTGGACCATCCCATTCAGGGTTGGCTCGACGCAGATGCTTCGGTCAGTTTTAGCGTTCTTAGGTACAAACATTAACTTTCCATCATGTACAAGGACAGGTATAACCTGGCCTCCACATCCATGAACTTCATGGAGGGCTGCATATGGTGGTAGTTCGCTAAAGAGGTCAGAGACCATCGATAGCATGTTTGGTGAACAACTGGGCTTAGACGTTAACTTCCAGCGAGCAGTTGTTTTTCTTCTACAGCTGGTAGTTGACCCT